AGACACAGGTGACCGAAAGATGGAAAATGGATATGCAATCAGATTCATTTTTATCTAAAAACATTCGGCCACTTGTGCTGGTGTATCTTACATCTATATTTACTATTTTAGCATTTGCTGATGGCAACGTAGGTGGCTTTGAAGTTGCACAAGAATATATTCCAATTTTTCAATCATTATTAATAACAGTATACGGGGCGTATTTTGTTGGACGCACGTGGGAAAAATCAAAAAAATCCAACAATAATAATTAAATTAAATCAAATGTCAAAAATTACAGACGAGCAATTAGAAAAGTTACATAAGCAGCAAACTGCTTTAAATTCATTATTAAATAAAATAGGGATAGTAGAGTCTAATAAACACGCTTTACTGCACGACTTAGCCGGTTTAAATAAAGATGTTGAAGAATTTAAATTAGAACTTGAAGAAGAATATGGTTCTATTAATATCAATCTAGAAACTGGTGAGTATTCTAAAATTGAAAAAGATGAATCTAATAAGGAAGATTAGTATTGGGTCAGACTATAAAAATGACGCAATGCATTATTCAGTAGGTCAGCAAGTATATGGCGGTCATGAAATATCCGCTATATTATTTGAAGATAAAGATTCTTCGTACAATATCTACATTAAGAAAAAGTCAGATTTATTGCCGTGGAAGAAATTTAATTCTAACATGGCAATATCTGTTGAGTATGATCTTGAGTACTAATGAAATCATTATACCAATTTATAGTTAAACCCAAAGGCGAACGATATAATAATACTAAAAAAGTAGGCGACACTAGCCTGCTACTAAATACAAGTATAGAAAGCTTTCGTCATATAAATAAAGAAGCTATAGTAATTTCTACCCCTGCTGCTTTTAATACAGGTATAAAGGCTGGCGATATCATATTAATACACCACAATATCTTTAGAAGATATTATGATATCAAAGGTAAAGAGAAAAATGGTAGCACATATTTTAAAGATCATATGTATTTTGTTAATCCAGACCAAGTGTACGGCTATAAAAAAAATAAAAATTGGGTCATGGTTAATAATAGATGCTTTATAAAGCCAATTAAAGAAACAAGCTCATATTCAAACGAAAAAGAGCAAAAGCATATTGGTATACTAAAGTATGGTAATAATGCGCTAGAAGCGCTTCAAATTAACCCAGGAGACCTGGTAGGCTTTACGCCTAGTAGTGAATGGGAATTTATTATAGACGATGAACGTCTTTATTGTATGAAATCAAATGATATAGCTATTAAGTATGAACGTAAAGGACACGAAGAGGAATATAATCCGAGCTGGGCAAAAAGCAGTTAATGAATTAATTCGCGTTGCTGAAGAGCAGATTATAACAGATACTGAAGACGACCTTTCAGCGGATAGGCTTAAAAATGCTGCGGCTACTAAAAAGTTAGCAATCTTTGATGCGTTTGAAATATTAACACGCATAGACGAAGAAAGATCATTATTAGAAGGAGAAAACGAAGCAGCTAAAGCTAAATCATTTAAAGGCTTTGCAGAGGGTAGATCAAAATGAATTATACACAGACATTGTTTGAAGTTCTGCCTGATTATATAAGCAAGAAAGTTCTTAATAAAAAGAATAGGTATAAGCAATGGAAGTACGGCTACGACAAAGAAAGTGATGTTGTAGTAATAAGTAAAACCGGTGAGATTGGCGATGTGTATAGCATACAAAATCTTAAGATAGCTTTACCAAAAATTTTTGAACCACATAAATTTAAAAAAAATACGTGGAATCGAATAGACTACCCTAAAGAGCTTGAAAAAATAAAAAGCGTATTTGAGTGGAATCAGATGCCTGAATACTTTAAAGAAAAATACTATGATTATATTGACGAAGAATTCAAACGCCGTGATGAAGGCTTTTCGTTCGTTAATAAAGATATTCCTACTTATATCACTGGCACTCATTACATGTACCTGCAGTGGGCTAAAATTGACGTGGGCAAAGCAGAATTCAGAGAATCAAACAGATTATTTTTTATTTTCTGGGAAGCATGTAAAGCCGATTCACGCAGTTATGGAATGTGCTATCTCAAAAACAGACGCTCTGGTTTTTCTTTCATGGCATCAGGAGAGCTGGTTAATCAAGCGACAATATCTTCCGATTCACGGTTTGGGATATTGTCCAAATCTGGAGCCGATGCTAAAAAAATGTTCACAGATAAAGTTGTACCAATATCCGTCAACTATCCGTTTTTTTTCAAACCGATACAAGACGGAATGGACCGACCAAAAACCGAACTGGCGTATAGAGTACCCGCGTCAAAACTCACAAGGCGCAAACTTGATCAGGGCCAAGGGCCGGAGGAACTCGAAGGGCTCGACACTACAATCGACTGGAAGAACACGGGAGACAACTCGTACGACGGAGAAAAATTAAAGCTGCTAGCACACGACGAAAGTGGAAAGTGGGAAAGACCGGATAACATATTAAATAACTGGCGAGTTACAAAAACAACACTTAGATTAGGATCTAGAATCGTTGGTAAGTGTATGATGGGCTCAACTTCAAATGCATTAGATAAAGGTGGAGCAAATTTCAAAAAATTATACGAAGATTCAAACGTTACTAAACGGAACCGCAATGGACAGACTAGCTCGGGACTATATTCTTTGTTCATACCTATGGAATGGAACTACGAAGGATTCATTGATTCTTATGGACACCCTGTCTTCGATACACCGAAAAAAGAAGTTAGAGGACCACATGGAGATATTATTGACCAAGGGGTTATAGAGCATTGGCAAAATGAGGTTGATGGTCTTAAAAATGATCAAGAGGGTTTAAATGAGTACTACCGGCAGTTTCCTCGTACAGAACAACACGCTTTTAGAGATGAGGCAAAAGAATCTTTATTTAATCTAACTAAGATTTATGAGCAAATAGATTATAACGAAGAAGTACAAAATAGCATGCAAGTTACGCAGGGCAGCTTCCAATGGCAAAATGGTGAGCAAGATAGTAATGTAATATTTGCGCCAAATAAAAATGGAAGATTTAAAATTAGCTGGGTACCTCCTAAAAGTTTACAAAATCATGTAATAGTAAAAAATGGTATTAAATACCCAGGCAATGAGCACGTTGGTGCATTTGGATGTGACTCATATGATATATCAGGTACAGTTGACAAAAGAGGCTCCAAAGGTTCTTTGCATGGTTTAACAAAGTTTAGTATGGAGGATGCGCCTCCTAATATGTTTTTTTTAGAGTATGTGGCAAGACCACAAACAGCAGAAATATTTTTTGAAGATGTTCTGATGGCTTTAGTCTTTTATGGGATGCCAATACTTGCGGAAAATAATAAGCCTCGGTTATTATACTATTTAAAACGTAGAGGTTATAGAGGTTTTTCGATGAATAGGCCAGACAAGCTTTGGAATAAGCTTTCTGTTACAGAAAAAGATATAGGTGGAATTCCTAATACTTCTGAGGATATTAAGCAAGCTCACGCTGCTGCAATTGAAAGTTATATAGAAAATTATATAGGGCAAGTTACAGAAGGCATGTATGGCGATATGTACTTTCAAAAAACTTTAGAAGATTGGTCTGGCTTTAATATAAATAACAGAACAAAATTTGACGCAACAATTAGTTCTGGTTTAGCTATTATGGCCTGCAACAAAAACAGATATAGACCGTCTGCGGAAAAAATTATAAAATCTGTTCCGCTTGGGTTTAAAAAATATAACAATAAAGGATATAGTTCAAAAATAATATAATAAATGGTTAATACTAATTATAAAAGCTCGTTTCCCGATCAGGTGGTACCTAATGAGGAAAAGCAAACATTAGATTACGGCTTACAAGTAGCGAGAGCTATTGAAAACGAGTGGTTTAGAAATAACCGTGGAGGAGATCGATTTACTTCTAATTTTCAAGAATATCATAGACGAAGACTATATGCTCGCGGTGAACAGTCAATTCAAAAATATAAAGATGAATTATCTATTAATGGTGATTTATCTTATCTTAATTTAGATTGGAAACCAGTACCAGTGATACCTAAGTTTGTAGATATTGTTGTGAACGGTATGTCTCAGCGCAATTATGAAATAAAAGCGTACGCACAAGATCCTATAGCTAAACAGAAAAAAACAAGATACGCTGAAACAGTTATGTCTGATATGTTTAATCGGCAATCATTAACGCAGCTTACGCAAGAAACAGGTATTAATTTCTTTTCAGTTCCAGACCCAGAAAATTTACCTAAAGACCAGGATGAGTTTGAAGTATATATGCAGCTTAATTATAAAGAAGCTGTTGAAATAGCATTAGAAGAACTTATAAATAATTCTTTAGATAAAAATAAATATGACGAGGTTAGAAAAAGATTTATTTATGATTTAGTCGTATGTGGTATAGGTGCTGCTAAAACAGAATATAATAAGTCAAATGGCCTACGAGTTAAATATGTTGATCCAGCAAATCTTGTGTATTCTTATACTGAAGATCCTAATTTTGATGATCTGTATTACATAGGAGAAGTAAAACAAGTTTCATTAAGTGAAATTGCAAAATTGTTTCCTTATCTTACGCCAGAAGATCTTATAGAAATACAAAAGTACCCAGGCAATAATGATTATGTAAGAAATTATTATGGGCAGAATGATAATAACACAATAAGTGTTATGTTTTTTGAATATAAAACTTTTGAAAAGCAAGTATTTAAAATTAAAGAAACAGAACAGGGTTTGCAAAAAGCTTTAGAAAAGCCAGATACATTTAACCCTCCAACTAATGATAATTTTGAAAGAGTAGAAAGAACTATTGAAGTTCTTTACACAGGTGCTAAAATATTAGGTCATGAAAAAATGTTGTCGTGGAAGATGGCCGAAAACATGACTAGACCGTATGCTGATTCGCCTAAAGTTGAAATGAATTATACTTTAGTAGCTCCTAGAATGTACAGAGGCAGGGTTGAATCTTTAGTTAGTCGTATAACTGGCTTTGCTGATATGATTCAACTTACACATCTTAAACTCCAACAAGTGATGTCTCGAATGGTGCCGGACGGCGTTTATGTAGATGTTGATGGATTAGCTGAAGTTGATTTAGGTAATGGAACTAATTATAATCCAGCGGAGGCTTTAAACATGTACTTCCAAACTGGTAGCATTGTTGGAAGATCATTTACACAAGAGGGCGATATGAACCCCGGTAAAGTTCCTATTCAAGAATTACAAACATCATCTGGGCAAGGCAAGATAGGCTCTCTTATTAATACATATCAGTATTATTTACAGATGATTCGGGATGTGACCGGTCTTAATGAAGCTAGAGATGGCAGTCAGCCCGATAAAAACGCACTTGTTGGTTTACAGAAATTAGCGGCAGCTAATTCAAACACGGCAACACGCCATATATTACAAGCTGCATCTTATATTACTCTTAGGCTATGCGAAAATATATCTTTAAAAGCAAAGGATATATTTGAATTTGCATTAACAGAAGAAAGTTTAGAACAAAGTATAAATGATTTTAATGTATCAACATTAAAAGAAATATCTAATCTGCATTTGCATGACTTTGGTATTTATTTACAACTTGAGCCTGATGTTGAAGAGAAACAATCTTTAGAAAGTAATATTCAGGCGGCATTGCAATCTGGCTCTATTTATTTAGATGACGCTATTGAAATACGTAATATTAATAATATTGATTTAGCAAATAAATATTTACGTATTAAACGCCAAAAGAAACAAGAAGCGGATCAAGCGGCGCAGCAACAAACCATACAGGCTCAAGGGCAGGCTAACGCTCAGGCTTCTGAAGCAGCAGCATTGGCAGAACTTCAAAAACAACAAGCTTTAACTGAAAGTAAGTTGCAGCTAGAGCAAGGTAAATCACAGTTTGAAATACAAAAACTTGAGCGTGAAGCTGCAATAAAAATGCGCTTAATGGAACTTGAATTTCAATTTAACAAACAATTAGCTCAAGCTCAGGCTGAAGCTTTAAAAAACAAAGACGCTTATAAAGAAGATAGAAAAGATGAGCGCACTAAAATACAAGCAACGCAACAGTCAGAATTAATTGACCAGCGTAAAAATGATACGCTACCAAAAAACTTTGAATCTGCAGGATTTGATGTATTAGGTGGTTTTGACTTAGGTCAATTTGATCCTAAGTAATTTTTATTAATTTTATAATATTTTATTATGACAGAAACAGTCGCACAAGAAGGGGAATTTAAAGTAAAGCCTCGAAAAATAAAAAAGCTTTCTGAGACACCTAAAACTATTAAAGTAGATTTGTCTAAAAAGCCGGAAGAAATTCAAGAAACAGGTGATACCATTAAGGTAGATCTTACTGAAAAAAAAGAAGAAGATGCCGTTCAAATCGATACAACAGATGAGAGCAATGCTACTGTCGGAGAATCCGAAGACCCGCAAAGCGGCGAAAAAGTGGTTGAAGAAGTACGGGCCTCCGAAGAAGAAGTAGAAGAGCCTGTAATACAAGAAATAAACGAACAAGAGGTTCAAGAGCAATCTGAAGCTTTGCAAGAACAAGTTGAGGAAGCTGTACAGGAATCGCAAGATACTGCAGAACCTTTACCGGAAAATATTCAAAAAGCTGTAGACTTTATGAATGAAACCGGTGGAACATTAGAAGACTATGTAAGATTAAACGCGGACTATTCTAATGTAGATAACGATACACTTTTGCGTGAATATTATCGCCAAAGTAAACCTCATTTAGATTCTGAAGATGTAGGTATTCTTTTAGAAGATTTTACATGGGACGAAGAACTAGATGATCAAAAAGATATACGTAAGAAAAAAATTGCGTATAAAGAAGAAGTTGCAAAAGCTAAAGGCTTTTTAGAGGGACTGAAAGATAAATATTACGACGAAATCAAGTTGAGACCCGGCGTAACTCAAGAACAACAAAAAGCAGTTGACTTTTTCAATCGATACAGCGAAGAGCAGCAAACTATAAAGCAGCGAACTGAAGATTTTCAAGGACGTACAAAAAATTATTTTAACGAAGATTTCAAAGGTTTTGATTTTAAACTCGGTGAAAAACAATTTAGGTACGGATTAAAAGATAATTCTTCGGTTGCAAATCAACAATCAGATATAAGTAACTTTATCAAGAAGTTCTTGAATGACAAAGGTGAAGTGTCAGATTTAAGTGGATATCATAAAGCTTTATACGTAGCTAACAATCCTGACAAAGTAATAAATCATTTTTATGAACAGGGACGCGCGGATGCAGTGCGTGATTTAACAGCTAAATCTAAAAATATTAGCAACGAACCACGTGCAACTCAAAGCGGGGATGTGTTTATTAATGGTTTAAAAGTCAAGTCTGTTAGCGGTGCAGACTCTTCAAAACTTAAAATTAAAACAAAACGTTAAAATTTAAAATTAATAACAAATGGCATTATCACCTTTGTTTGGGGAAATTACCCCAACTGCACAAAAACAACTAAGTAACCAGAGCTACCTTGATTTTACTAGTGGCGCTGGTAATGACTTCTCTCAGCAGTATTTACCTGAAATTTATGAAGCTGAAGTAGAAAGATACGGAAATCGTACGCTTTCTGGCTTTCTTCAAATGGTAGGTGCTGAGATGCCAATGACTTCTGACCAAGTTATTTGGAGCGAGCAAAATCGCTTGCATATTTCTTATGACAAATGTACAATTGGCGCTAATAACAATGGTACTGTAGTAATTCAAGATCACGATAACAGCGTTGCTGCTGGCAAACCTCACGCTATCCGCGTACAAAGTTTAATAGTGATTATTGACCCTGCTACATCTACTGAGCAAAAAGCAATTGTTTCAGCTGCAACTGCAACTCAAATTACAGCTCACCCATTTGGGTCTGCTACTTGGGCGGCTGCACTTGTATCTGCTGCACATTTGAAAGTATTTGTTTATGGTTCTGAATTTAAGAAAGGAACTGCTGGAATGGACGGTTCAGTTGAGCCCTCTTTTACTCAATTTAATAATTCACCTATTATCATTAAAGATAAATATGGAATTAACGGTTCTGACACAGCTCAGATCGGTTGGGTAGAAGTTGCCACTGAAGACGGAACTTCTGGCTATCTATGGTACTTAAAAGCAGAGTCTGAAACAAGGCTACGTTACCAAGATTACCTTGAAATGGCAATGGTAGAATCTGAAAAAGCAACTGTTACAACTGGTATTGCAGCTGGATCTACAGCGGGCGGTGCTAAAGGAACAGAAGGGCTTTTCTCTGCTATTACTACCAGAGGTAATGTATTTTCTTCATTTACTGCATCACTTGCTGACTTTGACAGTATTCTTAAAAACTTAGATGGTCAAGGCGCTATCGAAGAAAACATGCTTTTCTTAGACCGTGCTACTAATCTAGCTTTTGATGATATGCTTGCAGGTCTTTCATCTGGTGCGCAAGGCGGTACAGCTTATGGGTTATTTGAAAACTCTCAGGAAA